GTAACAGGTATGCCCATTCTCCTTAGCTCTTGAGTCAAGGGTGTACCGCTTGCTTTAGCCTCAATCAAAACACAGTCAGGTTTCCAATATCTATATTCTTCTTGTGCTAACCTTTTTAACTCAGGAAAGTCACATCTAACCCGTTTAGCATCTAGCAATATAATTTGATCTGCATTTTCATCACCAAGGTTGAATATTGCCCATGTAGTGATTGCAGAGTAGTCGGCTGTGTCTTTTTTAGAGAAAGCCGTGTCATAACTTTGTATTACATAACTATACTCAGGGACTTCATCTTCTTCCCATCTTCGCCACCATTCTCTCTTAACTATCGAACCCTCTTCGGCAGTCGGATTTTGCATCCACTGACTGTTCCATTTACCGATAGGCAAAGATGCCTTTACTCCTAGTAGTTCTTCTTTTTTCCAAAACTCAGGCCACAGAGGTTCCTCTGACTCAGGCATAATTGCTGGGAACTCAATCAAGTCCCATTTGTCTGCGTTATCTTCACCTTGTTTTTTTAACAACTTGCCAACCAAATCTTTTGTGCTCCATCTTGTCATTACTATCACGATTGTGCCTCCCGGCTGTAGCCTTTGTCTTGGGCCTGAGGTGTACCATTCATAACAGGATTCTAATGCTTTGGGTGATAAGGCATCTTGTTCAGATATTGGATCATCTATCAATAACAAGTCGGCACCTCGTCCAGTAATAGCACCACCTGTACCTGCGGCAAAAAACTCACCGTCTTTGTTACTCGTCCATCTACCAGCAGATTTGTTATCAGCTTGTAATTTTAAATCAGGAAAAACCTGTTGATATTCTGCACTGTCTATTATGTTTCTTACTTTTCTACCAAACCTAACAGCCAATTCTGCTGTGTGTGTGGTTTGTATAATTTTTAGGTTTCCATGTCTGCCCATCATCCAAGCTGGGAGGTAGGTGGAGGCAAATTCAGATTTTGTGTGTCTAGGTGGTAGACAAACAATTAATCTTTTTAGTTTGCCCTCACCGATCTTATTAAATTTATCTGCAATTATTTTGTGGTGTCTGCCCTCTATAAAATCAGGCCATAGATGTTTAACGAATGATAAAAAATCACCTTGACAGCTTTCTTGCATGTTAAGTTGATCGTATCTATTTATTAGAGCTATTGCCTCTGCCTTATCTTGTTCTGACAATATATCGAAGTCTTTGAAAGATAAATCACTCATAAATAAAAACGGGCAAACAAATAGGTAGTGACATAGTATCTGCTCGCCCTAAGCATAAGCCTAGGTTTAGTATATCTCTACTTATATTGTGTGCCAATCAGGGTTGCCAACAAATAACATGGCCTCTGCCTCTCTTCTTCGAACCAACCCATCTAATACTTTGCCACCAGCTTTGTTCCATCTTCTAATTTCACAAGGCACAGCATCATAGTCCTCTGCATTTAATTTCTTTAGTAATGTAGATTTTTTTAGAGATGATGGTCCGAGATTGTATGTCCACGCAACTAAGGCATCGAATTGGTGTTGCATAAGTGGTACCTTAACCAAATCGTTTACATAGTTTTCGAACTCTTGTATATCACCATCGAACCTTTCATCTGCGTATGCTTGTGACCAAACATCGCCCTCTTTTACATCTTTAGTTGAACCCCAACCACATGTCCAAACACCACCTGAGCATTTGTAACTTTCTAACTTACAGCCTTCAAACTTTTTTATTAAGGATTTACCCTCTCCTGAAATGTTCATTAATAGTCTCCCCAAACTTTAACCTTTTTGCCGCCGTAATATTCTACAGCATGTCCTTCTTCAATAAGTATTTTACAAATATCTTTGCCATCTTCGGTATAAGGTATGCCCAAGATACGACCATATTTACCTTTGCCAAAAGACCTAACTTTTATTTTACCTTGACATAATTCTTCGAGTCGAGCCTTTGCCGCTAAGCCTAGTTTCTTCTCTGCTAAGTCTCTCGTTCTTGATTCAGGAGTATCTATACCTTGTAATCTTACTCTTTGTTTGTGTAATTTGACATCGAATCCTAAATCCAAACAACAGTCAAAAGTGTCGCCATCTACGATTCGTTCTAGTGTGGCATTGTAAATATATGCCTCAGGATTGTCACTCATTTTTTGGTTCAGTAGTTACTTCACGGTAGTAAACCACTACATCTTTTAGCTCAGTAATATATCTTTTGAGCTCCTGCATATTGTAAGCCATAAGTTCATAATCAGGAATAGTCATAGCTAAGAAAACCAATTCACCCTCTTGCTCCTCTATGATCGCAAATTGTTCTTCATAATTTTCAGGTGTTATCGTGAACCATTTGACTGATTTCAGATCAATCTCTCTCGGCATGACAGGTTGCACTATAGTTCTGTCGACTGGTTTAGATTGTATTTGTATATCTCTAGTTGGAAGGAGACTGCAACTGCAAGCCATCATCAAGACCATCAACAGTGCCACTGAGTTTTTCAATGTCTTCCATAATGTGTTTAGTTCCATTATTTATCTTCCTTTGCATTTCTGCTGGATTTTCTAAAATCTTAGCAGTAAGTTTATAATTTTGTATGAACTCTGTATAGCGATTTAATTCCCTCTGTGCTTTTTGACTTTTTTGTGTCATCTCTATCAAAGATTGTGCTTGTTTGGCAAAATCTTTTTGTAAGGTTTCTATTGTCTCTTGTTGAGTAGCAACTGCATTTTCTAGTTTGACATTGTTATCTTGCAACACCTCATTTTGTTGCCAAAGATAATAACTAAATCCACTAAGTGCTAGAATGATGCCTATTAAAAATTGATACATTACAGTTCCTCTATCTTGTAATTCAGACCCTCTGCACCTCGAATCTCAACTATTTCATTATCGTATGTTTTAAATTTTATATATTTGTCTTGTTTGTTATAAAACTTTTTCACAACAAAAGTCTGATCATCTTTGTCACCCCATGTTGCATTGTAGCTGACAGTAAGTTTGTAAGTGGTAATAAAAAAACTTTTGAGCCACTCCCAAAACTCGTACATATTAATTAGCCAGTGGGTTGCCGTCTTTTTGTAACTCTTCTATTTTTTCTTTTAGTTCTTCTATATCTTCCTTAGAATCAGAAAGTTGTACTTTTATTGCGGCTAGTTCACTTTTGATTAATGAAACATCAGGTATATCTATATTATCGAGTTCTTTTTCTAAAAAATTAACACTTGTTTCTATACCAACAAATCTTTCTTCTATGACTTGTACTTCGTTTTCATTCTCACTAATACCACCGATTTTTGCCTCAAGATTCTCTAACCTATTTATGTAGGTTGCACCTGTATAGCCAAAACCAGCAAGTGTACCCACTATCGATACTAAAGCTATTAGTTGTGTAGTTTTACTTTGAAACCAATCCATTATTCCTCCTGCAACTGTGGTTGGCTTTGTAACAAGATATTCATGGTATTTATATTGTCACCTGCCAAACCATAAAAGGCAGTTATATTATCACTTAGCAATATATTACTATATATTTCTTTTGCTTGGTACCACTCTTCTTGTTTCGGTATTTCTGCTGTACGATAACTGTCGAACCCAGCAACAAAACCTAAGTAAGCAACTAATGTAGTTTGATCGGCATACTCACCTGTCTGCTCTTGTTCTTGTTGTATTTCTTCTTGTTGGTTTTTTATGTTGTTGGCTATTATTTGACTTGCTATTTCATCCGCCTCACTAGCTGACACAACACCTGATGTAGCACTACTTATATCACCTTGCAGATTTGTTATTTGCACCTCAGCCATCACGACTTGACCACCAGCTACACTCGGAAGTGGTATTAAATTTGTTGTAACACTACCAATCTGTGTTCCGCCCTCGGCTCCGCTTGTGTTTTGTGACATAGATAGTAAATTGTTGGTTTGCACAGATGCCGATGCAATTTGATCACTTATACTTGGTGAGCTGGTTGTGGAATTAGAGCTACCAGCAAAATTACTACTGGCATTTGTATATGAACCTGAGTTTGAACTAGAGCCTCCTGAACCATATCCACTTGTATTAGAGTTCTGTGTTCCGTAATTTACACTGTTGGATGCGGCTTTTATAGAGTCAGCCACAATATTCATCTTCATAGCTTTACGATCTTTATTGTCAGCAACTAACTCTTCTTCATGTAGTTCTATTATTTCTTCTTCCTCAACAGCCTCTTCTTCTAATTCAGCAACTTCTTCTTGTTCCTCTCTAATATCTTCTAAAACTTCTTCTACTTCCTGCTCAATAACAACTTCTTCTCTTTGTTCTCTATCAGGTCTAGCATCCATTTGTGCTACTTCTTCGTGAGGTTCTTCTTGTCTGCCTCTTTCATTTTCAAACCATTCATCTAATTCTTGTATACTGTCAAACTCAACAAAAGTTGTTGGTTCCTGAAAGTCATCTATCAAAACAGTTTCGATTATTACTAACTCTGATATTAAAATATCATCACCCAAAGGAAGTAATGCTTGTGGCACATCGTATTGAGGCAAAGGTGCTATTTGACTAACTGGTTGTAAATTCCATGGCACTATTTCATCTCCTCCTCCATGTGGACTATGTAAGTCTTCATGCCTAGATGTTATGCTCATAGGTGCAAAACCATTATCATCGAAATCAAAAAATATTGGCTCATCTAATAAAGGTTCTTCAAATATTTCTGCATCTCTAATTAAATTTATATCTGCAAAAGGGTCACCTAATATGAAATCTTCGCTAGAAAACATATCATCATGTCCGAACATATCTTGATGTTGCCCATCATTTCTTGGGCCACCAAAGTTCATATCATCTTCTTGGAAAAAAGCTACCGATTCTTCTTGTCTATAACCTGAACAAAATGGACGATACTGTGGGTCTTCCTCACATTGGAGTTCATCATAAGCCTCATCATAGTTAGGACAACTTGTGCTATACAGCTGAGATAAGTTACATTGTTGAGTTAACAAAGCCTCAGCATAACCAGTACAACTAGAATCGTTAAGAGGATTACTACAATCTATACTGTGATCAGAGCCATCGCTATAGAGCGATCCACCATTCTCTAAAGTTGTGTTAAAAGAAGTGTTGTTCCAATTTGTGTTAACACAACTACTTGAGTTTGTTGAGCCTGTGTTACATTCATCATGGTACAAATAGGTATATATTTTGCTAGTATCAGGGCCTTGTTCACCAATCAAGACATCGTGATTTATTATATCTAAAGCTCCATATCTGTATTCGTAGGTGTGGTTTGGCCACAATATAATTTCAAAACTGTTGTCTGTGCCACTCCTGTTGAA